CATATTCCTACGCGATTTTCGAAACACATCTACGGGTCCAAGTGATGCGCACGTACAACAGATTTACTTCTTCCCGGATTCTTCTACATGGTATCTTACTATGAGTGTGGTTGGTCCAACGGGAACTACGAATACAACGGCACAATATACTGTGAAATATTACAGCACTTGATAAACAATGTTTGCGTCTTATTCTCCTAGAACAGGACCGTCGTCTTGTATTCCTCTTTCATGTTCCATTGTGAATTCCCCTACAGGACGTACGGGTCCAACAGGATCCATAGGCCCACGAGGACCAACGGGTGGTATGGGAGAACCGGGTGAAGATTTTGAGTTTGGAGTGACTGGATTTGTAGGAAGCACTGGAATGCGAGGAGCAACTGGAAGAACTGGAACAACTGGGATGACAGGACCCACGGGTATATCCTTTGTAGGACCCATGGGTAGTATAGGATATACAGGTGTTCCTGGTCTTGATACAAACACTGGTGCAACTGGACCTTTGGGTCCTACAGGTTCCACCGGTGCCATAGGATCAACGGGACGCCTCGCAAATACAGGATCTACAGGTCCACGAGGAATACTCGGAGCAACAGGAGTCACTGGAATCACTGGAGTACAAGGACCTGTCTCTTTCCAAGGAGACACCGGATTTACGGGAGCAACTGCGAACACAGGACCAACAGGCCCTGCGGGACCTCTTGGATTCGCAGGGCCAAATGGTCGACCAGGAACAACCCCGGGTATAATGGGACAACAAGGACCCACTGGAAATACAGGTCCTACTGGACCTACTGGATTACCTTCCAGTACGGGTGCGGATGGATTTCAAGGACCCCAAGGACCGAGAGGTATGTCTAGCGAGAACACAGGACCTACTGGAACAACCGGAAGTATAGGCTACGAAGGCGATAGAACTATTGAAACCGGACATACCGGTCACACAGGGTCTACAGGATCCAACCCAATCGGTTGGCAGGGTCCAACTGGACAACAAGGACTGCTGGGTCCAACAGGAATGACCGGTTGGAGAGGAAGTATAGGTATACCCGGACTTACAGGTCAAACTGGACCCACCGGAATTCGGTTCGATGGTCCAGAAGGTCCAACCGGTCCACCTCGTACAGAACAGGGTTTCACAGGCGCGACCGGACCAAACGGGTATAGTCCATTTAGCACACAAGGATCAACCAATGTAAGTATTGTAGATGGTACGGGTGCATCACAATCCACGGGTATTCCATCTTCAAAGGATATATGGCTACAAGGGTATCAGATTCCGATAGGTCAGGCAGAAGAATTTGCTGTAACAGGAGTCTCTTTTTTTGCAGACGGTGGACCCCCCGAGTGGTATGCATTTGTTCAGGTCAATCCGCCTGTGGCGTCTGGAAGTGTGAATGTGTATTACGCGCATAACCATCAATTTTAACCCCACCCCCCTACATCACCCAATCAAACAAGAATGTCCGGCGACGGAATAAGATGGGCAAACCACGTCTACCACGGGAAGTCGAACTACTCTTTCCCGTTGAGATCGTACGTGAGATCTACAAGTATGTGCCCAAACTTCCTAGACCATTACCACCATCGCCCGGATTACAACGAGAACTCGAACGTCTTCAGAAAAGCCCAAAGAGACACACAATGGACTTGTATGGCTTAGACGATTTTGTCCTATGCTAAACAATGAACTACTACATCTTGCTTGAGGAATGGTCTTCTGGAGTACGCAAATTCAAAGATGAAGAACGAGGAGACACCAAAACAGCAGAAGAAGTAGCCCTATTTGTCTTGGATTATATTCGATATACACGCTTTCGTCAATACAATCTATTTACCCAAAAACGAGGAGAGGAGTTTGAGCGAATGATAGAGCAAGCCGAAAAGAAGGAACTTCCCGTCGAGATGTTACGTCGTTTTATCGAAGAAGATGGACGTTGGAAGACGACATTGGAACTTGCGGATCAGTGAAAACGGAAGAATATACATGTAGTATAAGGAGCAATACAATGGGGGATACAATCGTCGGTGTTCAATTCGGTATTGCGAATCCTGAAGATATCAGGAAGCGCAGTGTTGTAGAAGTCACGACCGACAAGACATACCAGAGTGGCCAACCCGTTCCAAATGGTGTCTTTGATGCGCGATTTGGCGTCATTGAGAATGGAAAGGTATGTCCAACATGTAAGCAAACAAATCAACTTTGTCCAGGTCATTTTGGTCACATTGAGTTAGCACGCCCGGTGTATCTCTATCAGTTCTTTGATACGATCGAGAAACTCTGTAACGTGATCTGTCTCAATTGTTCCAAACCATTGATGTCTGTGGATGCCTTGGACAAGATGAACTCGTCTGGAATGGCGCGTTTCAAGGAGATTCGTGATACGATGAAGCGCGTGGATGCTTGCCCTGCATGCAACACACGTACATTTGCAAAGGTCACAAAGGTTGTGGGTGCCGCCGCGAAACTTGAGGGTGTTCCTGCGGCAGTCAAGGGTGAGGACGCACCTCCCAATGTACTCCTTCAACCCGAGGTCATTCTTCGTGCATTTCAGCGGATCAGTGATGAAGATTGCAGGCGTATTGGATTTGACCCACAATTTGCACGCCCCGACTGGATGATTTGCAATGCCTTGGCGGTTCCTCCGTTGACTGTACGTCCCTCTGTCGTGATGGACGACCACCAGCGCATGGAAGACGACCTTACACACCAACTTATCTCCATCATTCGTTCGAACGAGAGATTGCGAGATAAGATTGATAAGAACGAGTCAGCCGATATGATTGATAAGTTGACTGCTCTTCTTCAGTACAACGTAGCGACCTACGTGGATAACGATATCAAGGGAATGCCTCCGACCCAGCAGAGGTCCGGTCGTCCACTCCGAACTCTCAAGTCGCGTTTTGGTGCAAAGACGGGTCGTGTGCGTGGAAACCTCATGGGCAAGCGTGTCGACTTCTCTGCGCGTTCGGTGATTACACCCGACGCCAATATCGAGTTGGATGAGTTGGGTGTTCCCGAGGAAATCGCTGTGAATCTCACCTTTCCCGAGACAGTAAGTCCTTACAATCGTGAGCGACTGTTGGGGTACATCCGCAATGGTCCCGAGAAGCATCCGGGCGCCAAGTCTGTGTACATCAAGAAGGACAAGTCAACCTTCAGTCTTCGCTATGTCAACCCCGACACCATTGACCTGAAGGAAGGTGATGTGGTACATCGTCACCTGGTTGACGGGGATATTGTGCTGTTCAACCGACAGCCCTCGCTTCACAAGGCCTCTATGGAAGCGCATCGTGTCAAGGTGTTACCATTTAGCACCTTCCGATTGAACGTCTCGGCCACGAGGCCATATAACGCCGATTAACTCAACAAGTAGTTTAAAGAAAGTCTGTATTATATAAACAAATGGAATACTATATCTATCAAGTCACATGTGTCCCAACGGGCAAGTCCTATGTGGGTCAAACTCAGCAGTTCAAGACCAAAGACAATAAGCCATACAAATACGGAATCACAGGTCGTTGGTGTGACCATGTATCCTCTTCCAAACGTTCCAATGCTCCTCTTCATGCAGCAATTCGTGAGCATGGAGCAGATGCCTTTACGCAAACACTCCTTGAGACAGTTGCTGAAAACGCTGTCGATGTTCGCGAGGCACAATGGATTACGACCTTGAACACAACCGTTCCAAACGGTTACAATGTCATGGAACACTCTCGATGTAAACATAGAGAGGTTACCGATATTGTGAATCTCTACCCAGACGCAACAGCAGTCGAAGTCAAGCACATTCAGAAAGACGGAGTGAATCGTCTTGTCTATGTGTACGTCGACACTCCTGCTGGACGCAAGCGGTTAACATTCGGTCAAGGAAAGGAAGATACATTCGCATCGGCACTGGAAGAGGCTACACAAATCGTAGACGAGTTTCGGAAGAAGGGTGTTGAAGTTCTGTCCTCCGACAAGCGACAGCCCTTTCTCAACCAACAACTACGACGGATACGTCTTGTTCCCTATAACAAAACGATGGTGGCTGTCTATATTACGAACGCTGAAGGAACCCATACACGGATTTGCTTTGGAGGAAAACATGTGACATTTGAAGATGCAGTAACCCAAGCCAAGGAGTTCATCCAAGGCATGACAACAGACAAACTTGAAAACATCTTAGAAAGTCGGCAACAGGTGGCTCCCTGCTCGGTTGAAGCGAAACCCGAGTAGGAAAAAGAGTGGAATCGCTTCCGTGGGAACAGATCTTCTCCGTCTGTTTCTATGATATAACCATCTAGTGACCGGATACAGCTATGTATCTGGAAGCGAGACCCTCAAACTCAGGGGAACTCCTAAAGCTCATGAATACCAAATGGGGTCAGCAATGATTCCATGGCCTCGGGGAAAGCCCGAAGGATACGGTGAAAACGTCATGAGATTCGAGTCATCGAGAGGATGGCAAGGAATGGACAATCCTGACCCAAGCTTCCCACGCCGGAAGAAGGAGCAACGACTTGACGGGGGTCGGTCTACAAAGGCTTAAGGTAAAGTCTAGTCCCGCACCGAAAGGACGGGTAGAAACGTTTGACGGAGACGAGATGAACATGCACGTGCCCCAGAGCATTCCCGCAGCGACCGAGTTGAGAGTTCTCGCGTCTGTGTTGCGCAACATTATCAGTCCTCGTACATCTTCACCCATCATCCAGTTGTTTCAGGACACAATGACGGGTGCGTATCGTATCTCGCAAGCGGGTGTAGAGGTTCCGGAACACATTGCGATGAACATTCTGTCTCGCATCAAGCGCCCCTTTAAGCGTAAGAATCGCAACTGGACGGGTGCGGAAATCATCTCGGCAGCCATGCCGATGATCAACTACAATGCACGCGGGATCAAACTCGAACTAGGAGAGTTGACCAAGGGAGTCTTGAAAAAGAGCGTGACGGGAAATCTAGTTCACGTCACGTACAACGACTTTGGCCCTCAGCGGGCGGGTCAACTTATCAACGATATTCAGGCAATCGTCACACAGTTCAATCTATACACGGGATTCTCGGTGGGCACATCGGATCTTATCGCAGATTCCAAGACGCTTGGGTTTGTGCGTGAGAAGATTGCCGAGGGACGACAGAAGGTGGCGAATATTCTCACCAACGTTCATGGTGGAAAGTATGTGAACAATATGGGTATGTCGGATGGTGAGAAACTAGAAGACGATATCTCATCTGCCATGAAGGATGTCGTCAACAAGATTAACACAGAGGTGATTGATAGTTTGAAGAAGACAGGCAATCTCAATCGAATCGTACAGATGGTCGATTCAGGATCCAAGGGATCTGAGGCAAACATTACCCAGATGGTGGCGACTCTGGGACAGCAGTTGATTGAAGGTAAGCGCGTGCAATACACTCTCCAAGATCGCACACTGCCTCACTTTACACGTTACGATGATGGTGTGGAGTCTCGTGGGTTTGTAGAGCATAGTTTCGTGGATGGACTGATGCCCGCTGAGTTCTTCTTCCACGCACAGGCAGGACGTGAGGGATTGATCGATACGGCAGTCAAGACATCGGATACTGGATACATTCAGCGTAGGTTGATGAAGACGATGGAGGACCAACACATTGAG